CAGCAATTGAAGGTGACAAACAACCATTAGGAACATTAGCTGGAAAAGGAGTATTGACTAATAAAAACAAAGGTGGAAAAATCTATATTAAAGTAGATGAACCAAGCGTAATATTAGGAATAGTATCACTTACTCCTCGTGTAGATTATAGCCAAGGTAATGATTGGTCAGTAAACTTAAAAACAATGGACGATTTCCATAAACCAGCATTAGATGAAATAGGGTTCCAAGAGCTAATAGTTGAGCAACAAGGGTGGTGGACAACTGAAATAGCGAGTAACGGAACATTAACTTATAAATCAGCAGGAAAGCAACCAGCGTGGATAAATTATATGACAAAAGTAAATAAATGTTACGGAAACTTCGCAATTGAAAGCGATAGTATGTATATGACACTAAATAGAAGATACGAACAAGATGAAGATGGAAAAAATATTCTAGACTTAACAACGTATATTGATCCTAAAAAGTATAATAACATATTCGCAAATACTAGAAGAGATGCAATGAACTTCTGGACACAAATTGGAGTAAATATGATTGCAAGACGTAAAATGTCAGCGAAATTAATGCCAAACTTATAATATTAACTAAGGGGGAGAAATCCCCCTAATAAAACAAAAAAAAATGGGATATAAATATCAAGTAAGTACACCAACAAGTATTAAATTCAATGAAACATACGAGGGTGAAACAATAGAGCAAAAAATCGAAAGAGTAACTAATAATCAAGAACCAATTAAAGACGGAGCACCACTAATCTATACAGATAGAAAAGACGGAGTACAAGCAGGTTACAATATTAGAACTGATAGATTTGAAGTAGCAATTGAAGCAATGGATAAAGTAACAGCAACAAAAATTGCACAAAGAGAAAGCAGAGCACAAATGAAAGTAGTAAAAGACAGTGAAACTGAGCCAATACAAGCGACAGGAACAACTGAATAAATTAATTATTAACTAAGCGGTACGCATGTATTCTTATATATCAAGTATATAGTACCGCTTTTAAAAAAGCGCGAAAAATTATGGATCCAATAGTAACAAGTGGAATTATACAAGGAGGAGCAAGTTTGCTCGGTATGGGAATAGGTGGAATGCAGCAAGCAGGACAAAATAGAAGACAAAGAGATTTAATGAATTTACAATTAAAAAACCAAATGAAATTAAATCAACAAGGAGCAGACCTATCATACGAAAATTGGCTTAGAACAAATTACTCAGCACAAAGGGCAGAAATGGAAAAAGCAGGGCTAAATGTAGGAATGATGTATGGAGGAAGTGGACAAGGAGGAACACTAACAGGTGGAGGAGGAGGAAGTGCAGCAGGAGGACAAGCAGCAGCACCAAACAACCAAATGGCAATGTTATTAGGAGACTTAGCAAGTAATATAGCAGTAAAACAAGCACAAGCTAGAAATTTAAATGTACAATCTGATACGATAGAAGGTAAAAATGAACTTGGAGGATTAAATATAAGTAAATTAAAAGCTGATACTGGAAATGTACAACAAGATACAGCATTAAAGGCAGTACAACAAACAGGGCTAGAAATACAAAATTATATTAATGATAAAACAAAAGAATTAACAATTGAAAATGCAGAAACTTTAAGTAGAAAATTAGATGAAGAACTAAAAACATTAAAAAGAGAAAACTATAAAGGAGATGCAACATTAAAAACAGATATTGCACAAGCTAAAGCAAATTTAGCTACAACATATCTACAACAAAAAGCAATTAAAGCTGGTATAGAATTAACAGAAGAACAAACAAGAGCAATAGGTGAAGAATTAGCACAAGGTTGGGAAAAACTAAGTTTAACACACGATAGCAATAAAATTCAATTTAATGAAACATTATTGAAAAAATATCTAGGAGAGAAAAACTTAGAACTAATTTACAGAGGCCAAAATATCGAATTAGGAAAAGCAGTGAGTAATATTATTTTTGGAGGACCAAAAACAAGTACAACAAGCACAACAAAATACGATAAACAAGGAAATTACGCTGGAGAAAGTACAACAACTACAACTAGATAATATGTGCCTATATCCAAGATTAATTAAAAACCGCAAATACATTGCGAATAAAAAAAACGGCGGGGTGATACCTGCCGTTTCTGATAAAAGAGTACTAATAGTACCAGCGGGATGCGGTAAATGTATAGAATGTAAAAAACAAAAAGCTAGAGAGTGGCAAGTTAGAATGTCTGAAGAAATAAGACATAATACAAACGGAAAATTCGTTACATTAACATTTAGCAATGAAAGCATAAAAGAATTAAGTAAAGATATAGAATTACAAGGCTATGAATTAGATAATGAAATAGCAACAAAAGCAGTAAGAAGATTCCTAGAACGTTGGAGAAAAAAATATAAAAAATCAGTTAGGCACTGGCTAGTTACAGAATTAGGAGGAAACGGAACTGAGAATATACACTTACACGGAATAATATGGACAAATGAAAAAGCAGAAACAATAAATAAAATATGGAAATATGGCTATACGTGGATAGGAGATAAAAACAATGGAGGATATGTAAATGAACAAACAATAAATTATATAGTGAAATATGTAAATAAAATAGACGAAAAACACAGTGAATATAATAGTAAAATATTATGTAGTGCAGGAATAGGAAGCAAATACCTAGAAAGAAATGATAGTAATAATAATAAATATAAAGAAATAGAAACTGATGAAACTTATAAAACAAGAACTGGAATAAAATTAGCATTACCAATATATTACAGAAATAAAATCTATTCGGAAACAGAAAGAGAAAAATTATGGATAGATAAATTAAATAAACAAGAAAGATATGTACTAGGCCAAAAAATTGACATAAGTAATGGAGAAGAAAACTATGAAAAGGCACTAAAACATGCACAAATTAAAAATAGAAGACTAGGTTACGGAGATAACTCAAAAAATTGGGAATTAAAAAGATACCAAAATGAACGTAGAAATATGAAAACTTTAGAACGTATAAAGTCCGCTAACGCTAACAACAAAAAAGCATAAAATTTTATTTTAGTGAAAAATTTTACTCTTTTTAGTTGGAAATTAAAAAAGAATTGTATATTTGTCAAAAATATAACAAAGATATGGAAGGAATAAGAATGAAAAAAGGGGTAAATATAGTAAATCTAAGCCCTAAAATAAAAGATATATTACCAGCAGTAATAAAAGCATGTAAATTCGTAAACGGAAAAGATTATATAGTAACAATAACAAGCGGAAACGATAGTAAACATATGAAAGGGTCAAAACATTACACAAATGAGGCCATAGACATAAGAACTAAAGATATGAAATTAAACAAAAGTATCTTCGTAGTAATAAGAATAAAAAAATATATCAGAGAAATGGGAAGGAAAGACTGGGATTATGATATAATAGACGAAGGAACACACATACATATAGAATATGACCCAAAAACAAATATTAACATTAAAAAATAGAAAGGAGGTAAAATATGACAAAAGGAAGACCGCAAATTAATTGGAAAGCACTGTTATTAGAAGTGCTAAAAGTAGTAATAGGATTCACAGCGGGAACTCAAGTATGAAAATTACAAAATGGTATACTACAACAGAATGGGTAGATATCGAAACGGGAGAATTAATACCGAAACATGTAGCGGTTAGAGAATACTACATAATAAACAAAACAAAAAAAACAGAAATTAATGAAAACTACGGAATACTCAAATACACTAACGAATGTAGACCAACCAAACAACAACGAATTGAATTATGAATTCACAAACGTAGAAAATAGTCCGTTCACAATTGTAAGACAAGAAGACAAATATTACGGAGTAATCGGAAACCACAGATTAACTGATAGTTATGATAATCTAGAAGATTTAAAAGAAGACCTATTAGAAATAAGCTGGAACAGATTAACACAAGTAATATGGGCAGTAGTAGAAAAATTCAAAATAAATAACGAAGAAATTAAAGAACTATTAAAAGAAGAATAAAATGCAAGTAACATTAGGAGGAGATAGACTGGGAAGCGGTAAAAAGCAGAAAGTCGAATTAAGAAACTATGAAAGAAGTACGCATGACTTAAGTTATACATGGCGTAATACAATGGCAACAGGTACATTAGTACCATTCATCAACGAAGTAGCACTACCAGGAGACACATTCGATATTGACTTAGATATTGATATTAAGACACTACCAACAATCGGGCCACTATTCGGAAGTTATAAGGTACAATTAGACGTATTTCAATGTCCAGTAAGATTATACAACGGAAAACTACATATGAATATGTTGAATATTGGAATGAAAATGCAAGAAATATATTTGCCACAAATCAAAATTGATACATTAGCAAATAGTTATAAAGGAGGAGACAACTCACAAATTAACCCAAGTTGCTTATACAAATATTTAGGAATTTCAGGAATTGGAAGTCCAAGTGCAACAAATGAAGAGGAATATTTAACTAGAGAATTTAATGCATTACCAATATTGGCATATTGGGACGTATATAAAAATTACTATGCAGATAAACAAATAGGTAAAGGATATGTAATACATAATAAACAAAATATTACTCAAAATGAAATTACAAATATGGAAATTTGGAATGGTACAACATACTT